TAGTTGAGATTGTACTGATAGTTTTACGGCTACATCTTTTTGAGTTAGATTTTGTGAAGATCTCCACTTTTTAAAATCACCTACAAGATCTCCTGAAACTTTCTTGTGACGTAGATTACCTTCTTCAATCTTAGTATCCATCTTATTTTCTTTTGAGAAATTATTAGAAGTTTTCTTAACACTATTATTTTCTTTCTTTACATTTGTAGGTGTTGTCTTACAGTGGACAATGTATGTCTCCCATTCTTGATGTGCGAAACCACCTTCTTTTGCCATTTTTATATTCAATTATTTTAATTTTTTAAATCCATTTAATTCAAATTTAAATTTGATTGACATTTGTGTTTTATATTAATTAATTATGAATCAAAAAACAACTATTGAAAAGCTAGAACTAAGAGAAAGGAGGATAAAACGACTAAAAGGTGAAGTAAATGAACTTGAAAATAAAAACTATAGTTTAGAACTTGAAAATATGGATATTAAAAATGAAAATATAAAACTAAGAGATGAAAATGAAAAATTAACCCTTTTTAAGAAAGATTGTGAAGAAACTTGTGAAGGTTATCCCATTTTAAAAGATATGACCGATAGGATGTTTGTATTAGCAGATTCAATTGACCGTGTAATCAAAGAAAGAGAAAAAATAATATCATTTGAAAAGATTTCACATGATTATTATAAAAAAAATAAAAGTTTACCCGAGTTCTATATTAATTATCTCAGAGGAGAAAGATTGATAATGGATGGTGATAAGGCTATTATCAAAAACTTATATGAAGGTAAAGTTGATAGAGATCGAATAGACATGCATACAAGTGATGATATTGAAGGTATAGTCAAAAATCATGAAATAATATATAGATTTAAATCGTTTTTCTACCCAATGGATGTTTCTATCATTACTCATAAAGGGGGATGTAAATATACATTATATAAAAATTATGTTCCTGAACAAAGGGGTAAGTACCCTAGTGTTGAACAAATAAATGAAGAACTAAAATATCAAAATAGTCTTTCATATGGAAGAGACCTTATTGAAATTACATTAGAAGAACCACAATATATACACGGTAGAAATGATTTATATCACAGTGAATGGAGGTGTTTAGGAACTAAAGAAATTATTTCAGATATACTTGAAAAAGCACATAATTTCGCGATTAATTAAATAGAATTATTTCGTATCAACAAATACATTGTAGTCCTTAGGGGAGTGAGGGAAATTATTAATTACTCTTAAAGTCCGTAGTAATTCGAGATAATAATTTGAGTTTATATTGTAATTCATATGCATATCAATATTTTCTTTATCATAGAGGGATGTTTTAACAACTTCAGAATGCATTTTACAAACATACGATCTATTATCACCTAAACTATATGAAATATTAAGAAAATTGTTATTATCTTCATACATTGTAGTTGGGAAGAAAATTAATTCTTGTTTTGATTCTTGACTGGGTAGTTGGAAAAAAGGACTTAATTTAGTGATTTCTTTTTTATCCATATCTAAGCAGAAAAAGAATCCCAAGTATAATTTGAAATACCTCTTAAAATATTCTTTATCATTTTTATCATATTTTGAATCTTCTAATGCTGGAATAAGATATTTATTAATATCAGTTGTTTTTTTGTAATCTAATACAGCATGGCCTAACCCTAAAAGATTTTTACCAAATGGTATCAAATTACTACTATTCCTTAAATGAAAATTTAAATCTCCAAAACTATTTTCAATTTTATTTATAATTCTATCATTTTTATTAATTATCATCTTACAATTATAATTTTTATCAACCGACATAATTTTTAATGGATTAATATCATAGAGCATATGTAATTTATTTTTGTAAGTAAAAGATCCCCAATTTTTTTCAAAATTACTTGATAATTCTTTACAAACGACTTGTTTAGGTGTCTTATAATCTAATGTATTAATGTCAATTGTAGCTAAATACATTAATCTTTTTCGTGGATCTTTATCAACTTCATCAATTTCATTGACTAATATATGAATTTCATCATTATAATAGAATAAACGTGGATCTTCGGGGCCTTCTAGAACTGTTTTTTGATGTTCTATAATTCTCTGTTTAAATTCTTTAAATTTTAGGTTTTTTTCTTTTAATATTTCTAAATCAATATCAATAATATTTTGTTTTATTTTCTTGTAGTTTTCATCAAATATTGATAATATAATAAAGTTTAACCCATCCCATGTCCTTATGTTACCATACCATCCACGACTAGCAACCAAAAAATTATTAGATTTTTTAATAGGTATGGCCGAGCTGTTGAAGACTGTAATTTCTTTACTCTTCAACAATTTATTACTCTTCTTTATTTCTCCAGTTAAATTAATACATGTGAGTGTTAAATCTTCATTTTTAAATTTATACATATATTTATTAAATTTATTTTAATTCTGACACATGTATCACGAATGTCTTCTTTCTAAAAGCAAAATTTGAATTTGTACTTACTTGTTTTAAAGTACAATCAATTAAAAGAGAAAAATGACCCTTACTTTCTCACAAAAGGAAGTTCGCAAGAACCGGAAGAAGGCACGAGAAGCTGAAGAAAGGTACAAGAAGACTGGAGAGACTGTTTTCCTAACCAAACGAGATGAGTTTAATGATCTGGCGGGTAAGCTTGAAAGTAACATGAAGACGGATCTTCGAAAGAAGAAAAAGGTGAAGAAACAAACCAAGATTTCAGATGAACAGGCTTTCAGTGAAGCACAGGCATACAACCGAAAGAACAAGAAAAATGTAGTTGAAGAAAAAGAGAAGGAATATGACAAACGCGGACAAATGAAAAAGAGAAGGGAGGAACTCGTTAAGGCTCTTAGGGATAGAGAGAAGGGGCAGAAAGACTCAATTCAAAAACATATGGTCGAAAGGGATATCCAGCAAAAGCAGATGAAAGAATATCGCGATGAGAAAATTAAGGAATATAAGGACAAGAATTCAAATGCTACAGATTCAGAAGCCCAAAAAGCTTTCATCAGAAATCATAACAAAATGATCGAATATTATACAGCAAGAGAAGAAGTCCTCCAAAAAATGATGATGCTTGGTATGAATAGAAGTGAAGCTGAAGAAAAGTTCAAAGAAATTGTAAAATCAAAAGAACAATAATATATATAGTATAGTATGTTTTAGATAATCCACGGAGCACAATAAGAGGTTTTTTTTTATTGATATTGGCAATAGCCAGTGATTATACTGTTGAAACAATAAATAAATTTGATAATGTATAAAGATAATTTTAAAATATATAATTATTAAATGGATCCAAAACATATAACACGTACTAGTTTTTGTAGTAAACAAATTGATAATGTCACAGATAATTCTATGAAAAAATATATTTTAGATAACCTCCATATTAAATCTAGTATTAAGTACGATTCACGGTACGCTAAGGTTTATAATGAACAATTTAAAAAGAATCTAAATAATCCACATATCTTCTGTTTGAAAAGTTCTGGAACACCTTACCTTCTATTTTGTACGCAGATTAATGATACTAATTACTGTTTTCTAATTGATAAAAAAGTAAAAGATGGATATGAATATCCAAAAATATTCATAGTCCATTATCGTTTTGATCCTGATTTATTTAATGGTACACTATTTGAAGTTGAGCTTATACGGGATAAAAATGAAAATTGGTGCATTGTTATAGGTGATATTTATATTATGAATGGTATTTCAATGAAAAATACACAAATACATGATAGAATTAATAATTGTAATGATATCTTAGAGAATAAATATATAAATGATGATTTCTGTAATATATGTCCATTATTTATAAAAAAATATTTTGATATTCAAGAAGTAAAATATGTAATTGAAGATTTCATTCCAAAACTACCTTATAGAATAAGGGGATTTTACTTTGTACCTTTAAAAACTAGTTATTCAAAAATCCTTTATCTTTTAAAAGATAAAGATTACAAAAAAGTAAATTCTACAAATAAACAATTAAAATCATTCCGTATCATTAAAACAGTTAAACCAGATATATATGAATTATATCTTTACAATGAACAGAGGAGTAATATTATTAAACACTCCTATGCATCAATACCCAACATAGAAACATCCAAATGGTTAAAAGGACTAATAGAAAGTAAAGATGAATGCATTGTAGAATGTAAAATGAATGAAAGATTTAAGAAATGGGTACCTATTAAAGAAGGTAATAGAATAGATACAGTAATTGATGTATAATTTATCTTCTAGTATTCCTTCTTCTAGTATTCTTTCTTCGTGTGTTTCTTCTTCTAGTATTCTTTCTTCGTGTGTTTCTTCTTCTAGTATTCTTTCTTCGGGTGGTTCTTCTTCTAGTATTTCTTCTTCTAGTATTCCTTCTTCGCGTGGTTCTTCTTCTAGTATTCCCACCACCAGCCATAAGTTTTGTCCTGACTGTTAGAAGGGATCTTATTCTTTTAATTTCATCTATGATCGGTTGTTTTTCTTCTCTGAGTTTTTCTAATCTTTGAAGTATTATAGGCAATTTATCCGCATGCTGTTTCCTGTGTTTGGGTTGCTTTATAAGAACTTCCAGCCCTCTATTTTTTGATATTTCTGAATTTATACGCGTCAATTCTTTTAAAAGGTTAGTTAATTCTAACTGATAACTATTCATAGTCTCTAATTGAGAACCGAGTGTTCTAGAAGGCGTCCTAGAAGAGGGGGTCCTAGAAGAGGCTCTCCTTGAACTAGGGGCACTAGAATCCTGTAATCCAGTTCTAAGGGATTGTTTGCTCTTTAATTGTTGTACGCGTAATTCTTTTCTATTTGTTTGAAGTGATTCTAATTCTCTCTTTTTTATATCTATTTGATTTCTAATTATTTTTAATTCTTCTTCTCTTTTATTTAATCTTTCTTCTTGCCTATTTAATTTATTTTCTAGTTTCTCTAATTTATCTATTTCAATTGGTAATCTAAAATCTTTATGGTAATGTTGATATTCATCAACATCTCCAGACTTTCTCATCCTTTCAAGATTTTCCATTCTTCTTTTATCAGCCCTTAATTTATATTCATCGTCCTTATTATCAAAATTAAGTTTCCTTTCATTAAACTCTTGTAATGTATTTTGATATTCTTCATCTTTATCTCTATATTCTTTTTCTAACATTTGAAGTTCACTTACAATTTCTTGTTGTCTAGAATCAGTACCCTCATCTTCTAACCTTTGAGCTTCAGGAACCCCAGGTTTAGTTTCTACTTCTTTTTTATCTTTTTTCTTTTTATCTTTTTTCTTTTTATCTTTTTTCTTTTTTGATGATTTCCTCTTTAGTCTTCTACTGATATTTTCCCTTAAAGATAATCTTGATGAAGGTTGAAAACTAACAAGAGATTCATCAAAAGCATTTGGATCATTTGGATCATCATCTATGACACCACCTAGCCTTTTATTATAAACTTCTTCTGCCATCCTTATATGATCCTGTATCCTTTGATCCTCAAAGAGTTCATTTAATTGATTTTGTGTTGAATTTACATCGACCCTTGGAACATCTCCAATAGAATCACCTCTATTAGATGATGAATTAGTATTACTTGTCCCCTCATCATCACCTTCTATGATTGATCCAAGCGGCGCTGAAGGAGCTTGGAAAATTGGTTCATCTAAACCATGTAATTGACTTAGTAAATTTCTATCTTCTTCATCTGGTCCGTCTAAACCATGTATTTGACTTAATAAGTTTCTATCTTGTTCATCTTGATCACCCCAATCAGTATTTAATTGAGATAATTCACCAACAAAATCTTGATCTCTGTATCCAGGTAAATCAAAACTTAAATTACGATCTATTGAAAAAACATCACCATCATTCACTCTACTTGGCATAATTAACTATATTATATTATAATATAATTATTTAAGCCTAAAACAATAATTATATTATAGTAAATTAGTATGTCTAAACTAACTACAAATGGATATACTATACGTAAATCCGATTATTCAACAAAAGTAATTAAAGAAATAAAAGATGAATTATCTGTCAGACCATTTACATATAATAAAAATCAAAATAAAGAATCTGGGTTTCAAGTTTTTATGGAAAGTCCTAAAAAACTTTATTTACCTAGATTTTATGGATTAAAAAGATTTGGCTCTCCAGGAATAAATAATATAAGTGAAGGTGAAAAAGTAGATATGAAGTTTAATGGATCTCTTCGTCCTGAACAATTGCCAATTGAAGAACTTTATTTAAAAAACGCGAGAGAAAAGGGAGGTGGTATTATTTCTATTAAATGTGGTGGTGGTAAAACAGTATTATCTTTACATATTGCTTCAATATTATCTGTAAAAACACTTGTGGTTGTACATAAAGATTTTTTGATGACACAGTGGAGAGATAGAATTATGGAGTTTTTACCAACCGCACGCATAGGGAAGATCCAGCAAAATACAGTTGATATTGAAAATAAAGATATAGTTTTAGCGATGGTTCAAAGTTTATCTATGAAAGAATATGGTGAAGGGACTTTTGATTCATTTGGTTTAGCTATTTTTGATGAGTGTCACCATTTAGGGGCAGAAGTATTTTCTAAATCAATGGCTAAAGTTGCTAGTAAATATATGCTTGGATTATCAGCAACACCTAAAAGGAAGGATGGTTTATCAAAGGTATTTGAGTGGTATATGGGGGATATTGTATTTAATCAAGTTAAGAAAAATGAAGATTATGCCGAAGTTCAATTAATTGATTGTAATTTTGATGATGAAAAATATAATAAAGAAGAACTTAATTTTAGAAAAGAACCATGTATGCCTAAGATGATTAATAATATATGTGAATATATTCCTAGAACAAAATTAATTATTGATTTAACATTGAAATATAACAAAGAAGGAAGAAATGTATTGATATTAAGTGATAGAAGAGGACACCTTAAATGTATGTATGATCTCTTAAAAGATTATTCTAGAGGATATTATGTTGGAGGAATGAAACCAGATGAATTAAGGGAATCTCAAGAAAAAGATATCTTATTAGCTACTTTTTCTATGGCAGCTGAAGGTATGGATATTCCAAAATTAGATACAGTTATTCTTGCTTCACCTAAATCAGATGTAGAACAGTCTGTTGGTAGGGTATTCCGGAAAAAAGCATGTGATAGAGAGTTTCATCCATTAATTATTGACCTACAGGATAATTTCTCAATGTTTGAAAATCAGTGTAATAAAAGATTAGTACTTTATAGAAAATTAAACTTTACTATCTTTAAAAATGGAGAAGAAATAAAGAAAAAAACAAGGAAAAAAAAAGAAAAACAGAAAATAGTAGATTTTAGTCTTATTGATGATAACTAGTTCTTTTTTTCATATCAATTATAGCCGCTTGAAGCCATTTTTTTCCTTCATTTGTTAATTTTTTAGAATACTTTCTCTTTTTAGTATATTTTCTCTTTTTAGTATATTTTCTCTTTTTAGTATATTTTCTCTTTTTAGTATATTTTCTCTTTTTAGTATATTTTCTCTTTTTAGTATATTTTATTTTCTTATTCATTTAATATTTAGAAATATTATAATAAGTTTTTATAAAAAATAATTTAAAGTATTAAAGTATAACTATATAAATAATATGAATAATCCATTTGAAAAAATTCCAACGACTGAAATACATTTTTTTAAAGAAAAAGTTCAAAGGTGGGTGAATGTTGATAAACAAATATATGATTTAGAATCTCAAATTAGAGAATTAAAAAAAGTTAGAAATAAAGAATTAGAACCTGAAATTACTGGTTTTATGGTAAAATATAATGTAACTGATTTAAATACAGAAGGTGGAAAATTACGTTGTAAGGAAAAGAAAAGTAAACAGGCTCTAAATAAAGATAATATAAGGCAAAATTTAACCCCATTTATTAATGAAGATAAACTTGATTCTGCAATTGAATCAATGTGGAATAATCGTCCTGAGAAAGTAAGTTATCAGATCCAGAAGATTAAGAAATAAACTAAATTTGATTTTTTTATATTGTATTTTTTAAAAAAGAAGAAATGTCTTCGCTCGAAATGTCGACATTCCCTCAAACTGAGAATCTTTTTGAAGAAACCGCGTGGGATACTGAAGATGGACATAAAGATCTTATGGATAGGTCTGAAGTTGAATTAGTCGTAAAAGACTTGGTTTATGATGTCATGAAGTATTATGAAGAAGTTGTTTTACAAGAATTGGATGAAGAACTTTGGACTGGTGGTGAGGATCTCCCAGCGGAAGAAGATGATTTTCAAATAAATGTCCCTATATGCTGTAAGTGTAAGGAGGATAGCATTTCTATATCAGCTAGATGTAATGCGATTTATGAGAATTCTCCCGACTATGTTGAAGTTTCAGATGATGAACGATGGTTGTGTCGTTCTTGTAATTATGATGGAAAAAGGTGTGGAGATTGTGGAATATCAGAAAAGCTCGTGAAAACTCAATGTGACAGAAATGTAAGGTTTATTAGTGATGGCGCTTTTCCTAGCGTTCATTATTGTCCAGAGTGCGCGTATTCGAATGTCCCGGGCGCACCTCTTCCATATGGTATGGCGAGAGTAACAATAACAGATTTTATAGGGACAGATGTAAATACTTGTTTCAACTGTGGTGGAGAACATCTTCCATGGGAGATTGATGCCCCGGAAGAATGTAGAGAAATGTGGAATGTCTATGGGGATCAGTATGAAATTGATACTGAAGGGGACCCTTCTCTTGTTGATAGAGAAGATACACAAGAAGTAAAGGATATTAAAGCTAGTTTCAAGGATGTAATGGATGATTTCTTTGAATTGTCAGATGAGATTTCTGAAGGTAAATACCTTTCTATTGTCAATAAGTTGAACGCTATTTATCAATCTTTGTAGTGTTATCTATCATATTTTGAGTCACAATTACATATTTATAATAAGTACAAATAGATGAAACATATAAACCATTGAAAAGCGAATATAAAATGACATCTTTTACAATCTTATTTATCATATTTTTATTTTGTAATAAATTAATATTAAAAATGAAACAATTTTTTTAATTCTTCCATTTATAGTATGATAACTGATTGAAGACCATGATTTACATTATCTTGTAATAGTATTTTTAATTATTTTTAAAATATTGACTTATACCTATAGACATTAATAATAAGAATGATATAAATAAACATATTAGACACATTGGATGCTTTTCACCCCAAAAGTGGAAACATTTATTCCATAATGTATCCTTATTTTCCTTATTAACATCTATACTTTTAACATTTATGACTACCATTATTATTTTTAATATTTTTGAATAATACCATCAAATTTATTAAAATTAATCACTTTCTAAATGTGAAAAGTAATAAAAATTATTAAGTTTAATTTCTTCAATAATTATTTTTTATTTTAACTAAAATTATAATTATAAATATAATTAGTAAGTATTTTAATAATAACTTTATTATAGATTC